TAATAGTAGATGTTAGTTTATCGATAACATTTACATTTTGTGGGATTAAATCTCCACTGATATTATATTTCTTAGTATCAATATCAGGAAGACCGTCCATATTAACAGCACCATGCTGAGAATATACCTCCTCTTCCTTCTCAACTATGTCTACTGGTTCTGCTTCAATATCAATGTCTGTCTGTGCATTGCTTTCCACAAGCCGCTTTATTGCAGGCATGATATCTTCTTTTGCAAATATCTCTGCCTTATTATCGGCTTCTCCAAGCAACTCCTGATCTACCAGATAGAAATCCGGCTCAGTATCTATCACTCTACCAGTCACAGGATGTTCTGGTAAGTCCATGTCAGGATAACAGGCATTGAGATCCAGATTGACATTGGCTAGTTCTATCGCTAAGCTAGGAAAGGTAGATGCTAGCGGTCCCCTTAGCCACTTAAGAGCTATCTCTTTTATTCTCCTTTTGAGATCTGCAGTTATTATATCTGTGTCATCTTCGTCAAGAACTGCACCACCCCAATAGAGCGACATCTCTGCTAGTGACTTAAGTCCATACACCTCTTCATCGTCTGCATAGGCAAAAGCAACCGGATTCCCATCTACAAACTGTTGGTATTCATTGAGCGGCTTCTCTGCAGTAGTAGCCACTAGTTCCTGAGCACATTCCCATAGCGTAGTCATCCCTTTGAAATAGGCTTGATTTCTTGTCATGGAAATTCTAAGCTCTATTTTGGGAGGGCCAACAACACTTTGACTATAATCTGGTGCACCAACAGTGGCGAGAGCAAGATCGTCCTGTGTAGTATTGGTATTCAAATACAATACGTCAGTAGGCTTACCGCCACTTAGTTTATTAAAGACACCCTGGATAAATGCTCTGATAACCTTCTCTTCTTTATCAGTAGGAGTTTCATCCTCTTGAAAAACACTAGGATTAAACTCTGAAAACGTTACACGTGCTAAGCTTGCAGCCGGCTTGGTCGGGATAGTCTCTATGTCTATGTGTTCTGGTACCACCTTAAAGCCATACTCACCGGTTGGGAAGTGTGAGGCTTTAGCTAGAGGAGTCTTGATCTCCATCCACGCATTATGTGCTAGGGTTCTGTAGTCTATGACGTTCTGTTCGAACATCTCTATTTGCTTCTGAAACTTCTCAAGGATAAGCTTTCCAGCTTTAGTAACATGAAATGTTACGGTTAGTTCTCTGTCCGTTGGACCAAGATATTGATGCGTTGGCAGCTGGTGGCTAAGGAGAGGAAGCGATGCGATCCTGTGTGCAAACTGTACGCTTACGTGAATTGGTAAAAAGTTGGCATCTGAGTGGAAGTTGTGCAGCTTGCTGTATATCTGATAGTTCTCATCCTCAAGTTTCCATGTTTTGTCTATCGTTCTCCTAGCAGGGCTTCCCCACTCTTTCCATGACATACTGAAGTATTTATCAGGTGCAATACTGGGGCCATACTCATCTGGACCATCTAGATTATTTTGCTCTGCTCCATGAATAAATTCAAACCATGGCCACGACTGTGCGGGATTCGTTACATACTCCTGTAAATAGTCATACATTCTCTTTTGTTTGTCTGGATCTGGTTCAGCGCGTATAGCATCTAGATGCTCTTTGAATCTATCACGTTGCTGATAGCTATAAAGATCACCATCGATAAATGGACCCATAACGTCGTTGTATACTTTCTCGAGATCTGTTCCATATGCCTCTGGACCAAATGCAATGGGTTGCATTTTTTCATCTAGATCAAAGAACTTGCGATATTGCAATGTTTTTGTGTATGGCTTATAGTTGAACCACAAGAACTGAAGTACTGCCTGGAATGTAGTGGGAAGATTAGGCACACTCTGCACTGTAATGGACTGCAGGGTTAGCATCATTGCATCTTTCTCATTATTGGGCATTAGGACCTTACGTAAAAACTCATTATGTGTCCAGCAGAATGGGGTCTTACGGAGCATATAGAGCAAAGGTACCAGTTCATCATTTACCGCAGCTCTTGACGTAAATACCAATGGAAAGGTAACCTGTACAAACCCGTGGCCACTACGTACTTTCTGAGTTGATCCGGCACGCAAGACACCAATTGAGACGTTTTTGAGTTGATGCTGGATGTTGATTTGTTCAGGAGGTATTTGGAAAACCAAATGGTTAAGCTGCAGACGACTTGGTGGGTTATCTGCGAGCGCCTGCCTAATAAGATCTTTCAGATCTGCATCTGTGAGTTCTTTCTCTTTTAGTATTTCTGGACCCTTAGCTGGTTCTGGATCCTTCGGTTTCTTTTTCGTAACAGGTACTTCCTTTTGTTTTTCTACATAGGTATCTCCTTGAAGCTTCTTAATATCTCTTTCAAATTCAGCTTCTTTCTCAGCAAACTTGGCCGGATCATCAGTTATTTCTGTAGTCCCACCACTTATATTTTTATAGGATTTGGTTGGCATTATTGATACCTCGAAGCATTGTAGAAGCTACCGCTTGGTCGTAGTGTATTTAACATCCTGTTATCCTGCATCTCGCGCTCTACCTCGTGGCGAGTGATGCGCCTACGTGAGTCATGAATATTTACATTTACATGTCCGTCACCGGTTATCCGGCTTAATTGGCGAGCAAGAGCACTGTGGTTGATCTCTTTTGAGAGATTAAGATTAACTTTATATCCTGGTTTCGATCCAGGATTATACCACTGACCCTTCTCCATTCTTGGCATAGGTAGTCTTTGAGGACTTGGTGCAGGACCACCAGCTACCTGGCCGCCTTCTACTGCTTCTGGTGTTAGATCTTTCGGGCTACCAGCCATTACCAGTCCAGCAAGCGCACCGGCACCAGCAAGTAGCATCATGGATCTTTTATTAGCACGCATGAAGCCACCAAGCTTTTCAAATGTTCTTACGGCCTGGCCTGCAAGTCCCTTGGATCCCTTGACACCAGCGTGAGTAGCGGCTATAGTGTCGCCTGATGCTAGCTGCATAAAGGTTTTGGCCCTAGCCATACCACGACCTGCGAACTGTGCCTCGAGCTCTATCCTTCTTTCTGCACCCATATTCTTCCATGTGGATGTTAGACGCTCGAGAATGTCATCAAAGTAAGCTTCCTCGCCTGGCTTTAGATTAAGGATATCTCTTGTCTTCTCTTGTAATACTTTGTGGCGCCCTGATTGAAATGCCTGTGCTAATTCTTCTGCTTGACCTGCAACGATACTCATATCGTGACGAGCTTTTAGAGTTGTCTTCTCCTCCATAATTTCAGCCCAGAAGAATGCGTCAAACTTCTCTGCCGTACTCAGACCAGCCTCTTCTGCAGCCGCTGCCATGGGCCATGCTAGGCGACTTGTGAATATACCAACTTCTGATTTAGACGCTGCGTCCCTAGCAGCTCTTTCCTTCAAAAATTGAGTGTTCCATCTATCCTGGAACCACGCCTTTACGGTTCCCCTACCACCAGCCTTGATATCTCTACCAAGTACCTGCTCTCTGATATACGTATGTTTCTGTATCTGTCGTGTGATTTCTCCGGATTCTAGGGCCTTGGTCGCTTGATCTAATGCCTCTCTACTAGTAAACATATCAACAGGCATGGGGTCAAGGTCAAGGTCGGCCATAAATGGCTTAAGAAGACTTTCACTTAGATATAGAAAGTTCCTTTCTGCTTCCCATCCAAGCTCAGCAGCAGGTCTAGCAGGTCCAAGATAGAAAAGGTTGGTGGACAAAGGTCCACGAGCAGGATGCTTGATAGCCTTAACTGGTAGCCTACCCTGGTAAAAGAGGCGCCTTTGTTCTTTGGCCATTGATTGATCTATCATTCCGGAACGCAGATTTTGTGCGACCCAGTCCTCAAATGTTCGCCTCGAGATAGCACCGAATGGAGCTTTCTCCCCATGGGCTATCATTACATCGTCTGCAATTTCTCTACCGATAGCAAATGTAAGCGATCCCTCTACACGGCCGCCCATCTTATCTCTATATCTGGTTGCCATGGTAGCTAGATTGTTGTAATACTCCTCTAGCGGACCTGCGGCAGCCAGCTCTGCTGGCAGTACACCCATTGCGCCAATGTCTGCTTGTGCTTTTATAAGGACATCTCTTAATGATTCATCCAGACTTTTCATTATTTCTCTACCCTCTGCGGTAGTGAAATAACCCGTATAGCCAGTACCCATGTGGGGGATTGATATTTGAGAAACTTCCTTACCAGCTATCTTGTATGTCTGAGGTAGTTGTATGATACCACCTTCCTCGGCTATAAACTGCGCTCGAGCACCAGCGTCTGCGAGCAAGGCCTCTACTCCGCCTGGCCTACGCGCTATGTCTGCGAGAGGAACACCTCTACCTTCGCCTCTAGTAGCTGCTACGGCTTGCTCTAAAAGTCCCTGAAGAGGTATATCCCTTTCTACACGCTTGGCCATGTCTGTTGCAATATCGTCCCAGCCGAACATTTTAAAGACCCTAAAGGCATCATCGGTAAATGTACCGGGCTTACCAATACCGAGCATCTCCAGTGCTGGACCTGGACGCAACTGTTCTTCTCTAACAGCTAGGGCGTATGGAGAAAACTCTCTGAACCAGCTTATACCACGCTTTCTGGCCTCTCTAATAAGCATTCTCCTGCGTCCCATTAGGTCTTCTGTATCGAAGTATCCCTCAGGAAGAGCACCAATTGTTGCTAGCCACTTTTCTTCTATCATTTGATTGAAACGGCCAACATTCTTCCCTGTACCCTTCCACTTCTCCCATGGCATCCAGCCCTTTCCTTCTACAACAAGACCCTGAGCACCACCGTACATCTGAGATGCCCTTCTTTCTGCTCTCTTTAGTTGTATTGCAGCGGCTGGATCACGGATATCCATCTTCTCTACATCTATGCCTTGTGCTTTTAGTAGCTCTAGCGCTTTGGCTCTGACACCAAGTCGCCTTACAGCATCAGGATCAGCATATTCGAGAGAGTGCTTTATACCACCTACAGAAAATACCTTTTGTGGGTCATAGTAGCCGCCAAGAGTAATTTCAGTTGTGTTACCTACGGTTGTTATATCTCTGATCATTGTATGCATACCGTAAGTCTTAGCGAATCTAGGACCGCTCATTGTGGACCCAAGGAATTCTCCCTCAGTTACTGTACGAAGGAGATTCATCTCTCGTCTTTGAGCTTTGCCAAGTCCAGAATAGGTGGCCATAGCCTCTTCTAGAGTATGTCCTCCGTCCAGCATACTCCGTGTGATATCATTATCATATAGAAGCTGTTGTATCTTCTCTATTTTCTTTGATGCTGCAAGAGTTGGGTCTATACGAATGGGCCTTACGACTCCAGTACGCATACGAGTCCTCATGCCCTCGCCCATCATGATTACATCTTGTCGTGGTGTGATGGCTGTCATGCCTAGCTGTCGACCTGCCATCTCTACAGAAGCTGGTGCCACTTGGAATAATTTAGCTGGAGCAGCACCACCACCTGCGACACCAGGCTTGGTGAGTGCCTGCGTCCAGTGCTGTGGTGTAGCTCCACCATGCGGTAGAGCTGCGGCGCCGGCCTCTGTCCATACCATACCTTTGGAAAGAGCATCTGGCGTCAGACCAGCAGCCCTACCCATACCAGCAAGTCTTTCTAATGCAAGTTCTCGTTGGGCTGCAGTAGCTCCGGCACGTGGCACATACATTTGTCGTGCATATACCTGTCCTGCACCTCTTCCCGGGAGCACACCACGCTCATCACCTGTATAGATAAGTTGTTTTCTTATCTCTCTTTGCAGGGCGGTTATATCTTTCTTTGAGATAGCACCCTGTTTTTCAACGACAAGCTGACGTAGTCTCTGTAGTGAATACTCAGCAACATCAGCCTCTCTTGCTACACCCGTACTTAGGAACTCAGGAACATCAGCTAGCACACGACGCGCATAATAGCGAGTACCAAATTGAGTAGCTATTGCACCCTCTGCGCTTGGAAGTGGAATTGTCATACTAACAGGACCACCAGCTCTATGTAGCGTTACAACCATTTCGCTGAGAGTCCTATCGCCAGCCTTCCTCATTTGGAAGGTGGGGATCGTATCCATCATGTCTCGTGTAACTGCCGATAGATCATCCAGATGCATACGTAAGTTTGCACGCTGAGTACTAGACAGTCCCAGATCATTTCTAGCAAGAGCTTCCGAGATAGCGCGAACGTTTGTTGTGGCCCTTGCCCTTTCTGTGGTGAGCGGGATATTTCTTCCTAGACCTACTGGGGCACCTATCGAGCTAGGATCAATTCCTCTAAATTCTCTTATAGATTGTCTTAGGATAGGTTTTAAAGCAGGAAACTCTTCTGTTATATCTACTGCTCCCTGTAGTGTCGTAATGGCGCCCAGTGGAGTGCTAACTCCTACCCTACGTCTGAAAGACTTTAGGATTGGATCGTACAGTGCGGGATCTATTTCACCAAGATTCGGTTGCCATGTAGCCATATTGGCATACCAGTCTGCGGTTCGCCCACCTACCACCTTATTAATAGGATCTTGTGCAGACTGGAAAGCGGAGCCAAGCGCACCTCTCCTGTTCCAAGCAAAAACACCAACTGGTGCACTTGCTAACAGAAAAGGAAGTATCGATCTATTGCCTTCAAATTCTTCTGGCATTACTTAAATCTCGCTTGCCTAATGGCTGCTTGAAATCTATCTCGTTGGTTATCATTAACAGTCAAATCTACTCTACCACCGTTAAGCGTGGGAATAATCGAGAGACTATCGGGACCATATGTGTTCAATAGTTCTCTTATCCTTGCTTGTACGTTCTCTGGGGTTTCCACCTCATTAATATCTAATTGGTCTGTTACTTCATCAAGGTATGGTTTTCTTGTCATGGCATAAAGCCTGTCTTCCCACAAATCGAAGTCGTGAAAATCATAGCCTTCTTGCCTGACAAACTTCATTTTCACATCTTCCATATCGACTCTAGGATCCCATCCTATCCAGCTCTCGTCTGGAAGCTTGTGCGATTGGAAGTATTCTGTGATTTCCTTTTGCCTATACCAATCGGCATATTTATGTGGTCTAGCATGCCCCTTTCTAACCGCTTCTGAGAACTCAGCACCTAGCTCCTCTGAAAAGGGCTGTCCTTGACGGAATCTATCTTCCTTAATATAGCGAAGTACCTTATCTGCCTCTTCGGCATCTTTCTCGTAGTCAAATCCTTTCTTACTGACACGCTTTACATCTTTCTCTGCTTGCTGTAGATAGGCGGCTCTATAGACTTCTCTAAGTTCTTCGGGAACTAACTCGAGAATACGTTCTTGTTTCTCTGGATCTGTTTCTTCTCTGAAAGCCTTCCAGTAATCACGCTCTCTCTTCGGCATTGCCCTAAGAACATATAGAGGATTACCATATGGGTTCATGCCCACCATAGTTTCCTTGGCCTTCTCTCTATACCTTTGAGCTGACTCTGTATCTTCAGCTTCTATGGCAGCCTTCTCTAATCTCAGATTCTTGATGTATTCTAATTTGTCAAAATAGGCCTCTATATCGCGCTGTCGTCGTATATGTGGTGGTACCCCCTCATAGCCCATGATGTTAGCAAATCGCCAGATACCGGGCCTAATAAAGTTATCGTAGACCCTATTCCAAAAGGACATGTCAGTTCCATAGATCTGTGACTGCTCATAGTCTTCGAGAGCCGTGCGCCTATGGACGAATTTACCCATAGGAGCGATCGGTGGAAACATGACTTGCTCTACTGGGGTCTCGAATCTTGATACTACATCCCAGTAATCAGCCATCGTGCGACCAATGATACCAGCGTTGGCTTCTTCTAGTTCCTGTTCTGTCATGTATTCTGCGAACTGCTTTCTAGTTTTTATTGCACGAACTTGTTTGCGAAGCTGTTTTACTTGACCCTGTTCCTCTTGTGACAGAGAACCGGCCTTAGCAAGCGCAGACATCCTTTTATTATATGCTTTATATTCTTGTGAGTACGGTGCTACGTCAGCAAGAATCTTAAACCTATAGAACTCTGGATAATCTTCTGGATCGAGTCCTTCTAGTTCAGGATGCAGTGCTTCATACCCTGGACCAGGTAGTCTCATTTCACCGCGTGGAACTTTACCGTATGGATCACCTGTTTGGAAATTAATGAAGTATTGCTCACCAGGTAACCATTCTGGCATTTTGTTACGAATTGGGCTATAATACTGGCCCCTATCTCTGCGTGGATTAAGACGACGATATGCCTCAGTTACACCAAATGGATCACCAAGAGACGCATCCCAGTAGGCACGCTTTACACTTGCTATCCTATCAGCGCTTTCTAGTTCAGGACGCACATCATACTCGGTTGTCTCGCCGGCAGCAGAGCGTGCGATCAGTCTACCAATCCAACCTACGATACCGATAGCATCAGAGTAATAATCTAAGGTGTCTTTACCTAGTTGTTCATAAGAATATGGATCTCTAGGTTGATACGGGGCTTCACCACCTAAGCCTGGGTGAGGAGCTAATTTCGGACGTGGTTCCCATGGCACAGGCTCTTGACCAGACCGCCACTCTTCAGTGTGCATGTAGCGTACTGGTTTAAAGATCCTTCCTATAGTTGCTTTATAGATAGGATCCAGTACGCCTATACCTAGATCGCTTGGTCCAGTTACAGGATATGGCCTATCTTCATAATGTAGCTTTTCAAAATAGTAAGGATCAATTATATCCTGTAGAAGAGGTGTTTTCTTTACTGCCTTGAATAGCCAGCTTTCCTCTCCAGAAAACAGAGCCTCATCCATATATCTGGTTTGAGCTCTTACTGTCCAGTGTGGGGCATAGTATGCCGGCTTCTTACCAGCGAATGGTGTACGGCCGAATATCCACCATCTACTGGACATAACTGGTACATCTTTGCGGCCAGAATATACCTCTTCCAGTTCTTCTGGTGTCTCGAGACCACCAAGTAATCTTGCTACCGCACCCGGCACCATCGGTAGGGCTAGTGCTGCACCTATCGCAAGACCAATCCTACCGAAGCGGCCAGTTCTACTATAGGCACCCTTGAATATCTTACCAAAAATGCCACCCATTCTCATAGGGGCTCTAGCTGCTTCGAGAACTCGTGTTGGTTCGCCAGTGACAGACCCGATAGCACGATGCATGTAGCCAGCAAATGCACCAGTAAGACCACCAGCCATTGGTAAAGCCAGCACGCTTAATGGTGAAGTTGACCCTGGAGCAATGTCCTCTTGCCATCTGGCTATTGGGCCAAATACCCTACCAAGAGTATGGGCCCTGGCCTTCATTAGACCGGTATATGTTCTTGCGAACATACCAGGCATGCCGCCTTCGGCAACGGTGCCCTTGCCATACCTAGCCATCAATTGATCTATAGTATGATAGGCAAATGGAATACCTATCAAGGCCATTAATGCACCTGGCCTAAAGAACCTTTGACCTACCTTTGAAATCATAGGTCCTTCATGCATTATTTCTGGAAGTAGCCACCGTCCGAACATACGGGCGGTACCACCTTCGTATACACCACCTAAACCAAAACGACCTCTAAATCTAGCTTTATCCCATGCCCTATGTCCGACATGCATTACCTTTTCGAACATAGTTGAAGGTGCAGCAGGATCACCACTAAACAACTCTACCATACTCAAGAACGGATCGTCCATCAACGTAAAGAAACGCTGTGTCCATGTTCTTGTAGTGGCCTGGAGATAGCGCCAGCCAGCCTGCCTTCGTGTATGGCCTCCTCCTATCATAAACGAGGAAACCATTTCGACTGATTTTGGATCTAAGCCCTTTCTAGCAGATGGTAGTACACGCCTGCCACCAGTAACAAGCTTTTCATAGGCAGGAGCAACCTTCCCCATATGCCAGAATTGTGGGTCGGCAGCACCCCTAGGCACATAGCGACGCATCATAAGATGCGCATGCTTCATAATCCTACGTCTTGGTGCCCCACTTGTGGCCTCTAACCAGAGACTACCACCTTCTACGGTAAGACCACCAAGCATTTGGCGCTTAGTAAAGTGTTCTCCGGTGAGAGAAGATATATACTCTCTCATCGCAAGGGCTTCATCTGGAGTAAACCTATATGTAATACCCTTGCGTGTACCTAAGGCCGTTAGGTGTTCGTAGACCCCAAATGTACGTAGGATTTGACTAGGAGAAACCTCCTCCGCCATTTTAGCAAAGTTACTTGCTAAGTCTACCCAACGCCATTTTGGGATATTTCCTGGCCACTCACCTAAGCCAAACTTCCTAGCGTAAATCAGAGAACTCTTTAAACCCGTAGTAGTTGCCTCTCGAATACCCCAGCCGAGCATTCGTGGATCTTGAAAGAATGTCTCGACAAATGCTCGTGGCATAGGTCTATGTGCACCGTACCATACACCCCCTGCTGCTAAAGCAGATAAGGCGAGGGCACCAACGCCTCGTGCGGAAGACGTATCGGCCTCTCGCCTATAATTAAAGGGGGTATTGACTGGTTGGTTAGACTCTAAAGCGGGCATTAAGAAGCTCTCCGTCTATCCAGATTCCAATCTCCTTCAGGAGGCTTGGTATCCAGCTCTCGTAACCTCTGGTTCTCGGCATCAAAGTCAATGTTATGAAAATATGGTATCTTGGGCTTCTCTTCTTCTTGGATCTTTAGCTCGTCGCCAGTTAAGGATTCTACTATCGCTAAGATCTCTAAGAAGCTTTCTACAGGTAAGCTTCTAAGCTTCTCTAGGGTATAAGAAGGGAAAACCGCAATCACCTTCATAAAGAGCTGTTTGATCAGGTCATTTTGCAAGTCGTCTCTTGCTGCATGTAGACGTTGGAGGAGCTCCTGTGGGTTTCTTACTGTTGAAAAAAAGAGGATTAACTGGGCTACAGTTGTTACTATCCCGGCCTGCCAGTTATCATAATCTTCTTCAGGTAAAGGGTGATCTACAACGCAATCTCTGAAGATTTCGTCTTCTAGGTCCGCCTTGGCTCTGGGGGCACTTTTAAATAGCCCCTCATACAATGCTGCCTCATCATAACCAAGGGGTCTCCATATAAACGCGCCCCATTCAAATCTGGTTACGTATAAGATGCCATGTTCTTTGTAGGCAGCAATGACATTTTTCATCGTGGCCTCTTACAGTTTGCGTACTAGCATCACCGCTTGGTCGGGTTCTAGGAAGTTAGAGCCCTCCATGATGACAGCATGCAAAGTAGGAACGGTACCAGCTTTGCCAGCTGTAAGGTGCTCAGGACCGATCTGTGGATACAAAACACAGCGCTGCACAACCATTTCTTGGTAGTGCGAGTCGTCCTTAGCTTGCTGGATGATATTCTTGTATTCTAGGCGTGTAATGGGACGCCATACGAAGTTTTCCTCCAGGTCAAAGCTAATCAGGTAGACCTCACCGAATTGCTCTTTCCACATCGCAATCTGCTCATCAGAAGGACCCTGCTTTCTGGTCTCCCAATGTTCCATAATCGGATCAACAGGTTTCTTACCCTTTCCTTCTTCTGGTGCCTCTTCTGACTCTTCGCCAGGACCCAAATCGGGTGTAGTGTGTTCTTCTTCGAGGATATTGTCCTCTTCACGTTTACGTTCCATCTTTACTCCTTTCTATATGAGCTCTTCTAAAAGCTCTGATGGTAAGTGCTTTCTATCTACTCCATATCTTAAGCACCTTTCGCAGAAGACATGAACTGACTCTTCACTTTCGATGAAAGCTCTCCTTTTGTTTGGCATAATTGATTCGTCACAGATATCACAGATGGGATAACCGTCTGCTAATAATAGCTCAAGCTCTTCCTCGCACCGCGAGAAGTCTTCGCAGATAGGTCACTCAGGGAGAAAGGGAAAATCGTCCATTAGGTTACTTTCTGTGCAATGAATTCGTATACTTCCTGAACGGGCATGCCTGAAATTTGTATTTCTTGACCTTCACTTATAAAGTGTACTTTTCTTAGTACCTTAGTCGGTACGTCATCAAAGTGAGTATCAGATGCATATTTGATTTTAATCTCTGTTTCGCCTAATATATCTGGTCGGTAGAGGCCTCCTGCATCTATCTCTTTCTGTTGCCGTTTTCTATTATCCTCTCTAATATGACGAATAATAGTTTCTTGACTATTTGGTACACCGTCATATGTTTGCTGTTTGAGTCTTGCTTCTTCTTCTCTCCGTGTCGCTTCGGTTTCTATCTGATCTAAAAAGCGTGGGTTTCTTGCGTTTTTGATCAGTAATCGTAAATACCCTTGATGGATGAAGTTGATAAATAACCTTCCATGTACAATGACTACACCATCGGCTACTGTATCAAAATACATTGAGTGGTATCCATAGATTGGCTTTTTTGCTTGTGAGAGAGAGAACTGGACAGCAGTGGCATCATCTATAAGTGTTTTGTCACCAAAGTATAATACTATCTGAGCTCCCGATATAGCGTCATAGCGATAAATTCTTCTGCCATAAAGCTCTCGAGCAAAAGCTTCATTACTAAAGGTTGGTTCGTATGATAGACTGCCTTCTTCTCTTGTGACTGCCATCTACTTTTCCTCCGGGTCTGGCCCTTCTTGTGCTGCCAGAAGACGTCTTACCCTTACGTCTTGGACCATTTTCTCAAAGTCTAATTCTCCTTGGGTAATATCTTCCCAAGTAACTGGCCCATCACCTCTCATATCATACATGGGTTCTATATGCCTTGCTACAAACTGACATACATTCTCAGTAATGAGGTCATCAACGCTCATTGTTTGACCTTCATTGACTAGCTCAACACCATAGAGAACTAATCTCGATATAGCTCCATATTCATTGACAAGGCTGATTGTTATATCGAATGGAGGTATTTGATCTACCATTACGGCAGACCATACGCCATAGTTGTCTCTGTCTGCTGAATCCGTCTGATACATTGGAACCAACATCTCACTTAGTATCTCCTTATTGAAGACAGTGAATATAAGACTCCCACCAATTGTACGTGGGCCTCTGGTATATCCCTTTGGAGATGTACGTCCAAGTGTACGTACAGGAAACTTCTCTCTATGAGTGGAAAACGTGATTGTTTGAACATCGCCTAATATCTTAGTTCTACTTTTATTTTCTTCTTCTGCATTCGAGTCATAGAAATGCACTATGGCCCGGATATCACAGCCAGAGTATGAGGTATACTGAACTACCTCTTCTGCTGCTACTGATACTTTATCGGGATCAGCTGGAGGAACTTGGTAGTTATCCTTAAGCCACTGCTCCTGTTCAGCAACTTTTTCAGCTATTTGCCTTTTACCATGTTCGTATACATTTTCGGATGGCATAGGAATATACCTCTAGGAAGGCGCAAATAGAAAGGGGCAGAGGCAGGAGCCCCTGCCCCTTGTTATAGGCGGGTTACTTGATAGGTTCTCTTTACGTTTGATCAGTCAGCATATTGCCAGCTGGACGCCATGGAATGACTGCCCGGGCAACATAGGTCATGTTCTGTTCGGTCACGATATCGTCAATCGATACACCAGAACCCTCGTTGAGGATCTCTACTCCGAGGATTCTCATGACTGCTAGCTGACCATACTCGTTCGCGGCCGTCAGAGTAACATCGAAGGGCGGAATCTGGTCGACATACATGGCCTGACGAGGCTCGTGTTGATCACTCAACCTTGAACTCTCAGCCTGCAATCCTGTTGGTGTATTAGGATTAGACAGGTCTTCCACATTCAATGACTGATATGTAGAAGTTGAGAAGAAAGCTAGGTCTCTGTTGATCCGAGGCTCATCTTTGTCAGCCAAGTACTTCCGAGATTCTGTACCCATTGTCTCTAACAGTGCAGCACGGTCGAATACGATGAAGATCAGAGAACCGGCGATACCACGTTTGCCTCTATTAAAGGCACGTGGATCCGGGGAACCCATCGTATATATAGGAGCCTTCTCACGGGTAATCATATAGGAAATAGCCTGAAGCTCACCTATGATCTTCTCACCGAAAACGGCCCTAATATCGACTCCACTGAATGAGTGGTAAGTTCCGGACGTTTGGCTTATGGTACGTTCTGCCATTTATCGGCTCCTCCTTAGATTGCACTCAGGCTTACAGTGATGAAGATCTGTCTCAATTCGAAAGCTGGAACCAAGAGCAGATCAAGGTTTGCCTTTCCTTGTACCCGTTCTACAGCAGAAGCTGAGATACTGGCTTCAGCCCGCTGGAGGAAACCTTCTTTAATCAGGTCTGTGAGTACGCGGTCTGTAGTAGTTTGCATAGCATTCAACTGCGGAGTTGTGATTCCTTCACCCAGGAATGGATTAAGAACGTCACGCAACCTGTCAATCGTTTCTGCCACGATCCTGACTGTAGTCAGTCTTGTGTAGTCAGATGTTGAGGTAGCAGCAGTTGGAGCGTCAACCACTATTGTACCACGCTCACGCGGTGTGAAGACAACATAGTGTACACCTACCAGATCGTTCATTCTGCTCTTGCTCAGACGGAACGCAGAAGCAATTCCCGGGATCACCTTGTTTGTAGGTGCGGAATGTGCAGCTAGCTGCGCCACGAAGCCCGCATATGTAGGCGCGCCTGTAGCAATGTAGCCGAAGCCTGTGGCATCGACAGGAGTGAACAGAATTGGCCATGCCATAACAACTGAGATATACCGACCGATGTCGACATTCGGGCTCAGTGGGGTTCCATCAGCAACTTCGTCTGATGTAGCATTAAAGCCAGGGCCTCTCTGAGTAGTTGTTGTAGCGCTGATGTACCAGTAAGTACATATAACAGTTTCGGTACCAACTAAGGTATCTTCGAAGATGATCTCATCGAGACCACCTGTACCTGTACCATGACTAATGGTGAACTTTCGTTCTTCTGCATCATCAATTGTGCAGTAGACTGAGCCGGCCAGGACATATTCGTCACCAGTACCATGACCCATATCAAAAGTAGTACCACCACTAGATACATCGATAGTATCACTGGTTTCCTCAGTGTAGGTATTTACTGTCATCAGCATACCGGCCATCCACCTGTTTCCTGCAAGGCCTGTACCGTTAGCTGTAACGGCATCGTTGGCATCATAGGTAGGTAATGTACCAGCCCAATTAGCGAGATCCTTCAGAGCAGTACTCCGGAAAGGACGCACACCGATTGTACCAATGCAGTTGTTGTCATTCTTGGAAAGGTTGTAGCAGAAATTTGCGAGTTGCCACGCAAAGTTTGCTTCATTATATTCGTAGGTTTCACCTGCACCTACGTCATACTTGTACTTCTCGTGATACCATTCAAACATGGTCTCACCGCTCTCTTCCCACGTACGGTAGTAGAGCAAGCCGTCAGTTGTCAGGTAGTTGTAGCTGATATCGACTGTATCTGTGGCAGTCAGAGCTGACGCAAATTCAATCTGATCAACATCACCTGAACCTGCCCCTGCATTGAACCAGAAGTCCGTACCCAGTTCCCATCGGACAGGGCTTCCGCCTCCGAGGGAATCATAGAGTACATACAGGGAATTTGGGTTAACTCTTGAGTTCTCGAGATCTATTGTGGTCTCGCCACCAGTAGCAACAGTTTGAGTATCTGAATAGTCGACTGCAATACTGGAGTCGTCAGCTATATTCGCAGTGTCCATGTAGACGTCCATTGGAACCATGAAATCAAGCTGAGAAGCTTCTAAGCTAGCATAAGCTATATGAAGAGCTTCAAACAACTCCATGGCTGTTGCATTAACACCATCGGAACCAGCTACAAAGCGAGTTCCTGTTATGGTAACTGAGCTCATTAAGATCGGCACGCTTTCTGTACCAATGTCTGTACCAACTGATTCAGCAGTACCACTGGTAAAAACATAACCTAGATCTGTTTGGATCTCGTCTTTTATCATCTCGTACAGGACTGTGTCATCCTCGTCCGTCACAACGAGACGTTCCTCAGAGTGATCCCAGAAGATATACAGGTCTGTTCCGGCTGAAGCATCTTTGTCGAACGTTTCGATAGTAATACCGGCAGAACCGGCATCGTCACCGACATGCAGCAGTTTGGCTGATTTGGCCGCAATACGCATAAGAACAACGTTTTGAGCTCCGCCAAAACGTACCTCATACATGCCGCGGATCAGCGTTCCACTTGCGCCAAATGTATTGGCTGCGTCAGCAGGTCGAGTGACAGGATAGATCACGTCCGCGGTGCCTTCTGCGGCGGTGCCAAGTACTGCGACTACAGGATCGGTACTAGCTTCAACAATTTGAAGATTCCCGTCTGTCAGTTCAGTGTAAGTACCCGGAAGATTCGGAAAATCTGCCATTTAGATTATCTCCCTTTGCCTGCTAAGTTTCTGAGATGTCTAGTCTCCGGTATAGTCTGACAGTTCGGCATCTTGATCCGTCGTTACTATAGCGTTGACTATGATTTCTTCAAGGACCTTTTCTCGTAACTGAATGATTCGTTCAGTACGCACGAAATACGTTAGGGGCCTTCCAACCAGTCTTTTGTCTAGTATCTTAAAGTCTTCGTCCCTACCATTGAAATAGAGTTGATTGACTCCTCTAGACCTGAAAAACCACATGTTGTAATGCATGAAGTCTTCGAACCAGAGAGCTATTTTATTTGCTTCCTTGTTTGTCTGACTCCATACGCAAAACTCAACAATGTTGTCACGCATCCATCCAAGTTCCCAAATTTGGTATCCTGGAAGAATGGGATCTTCGTAAACCTCTCTTACGTTTGGTTTAAGCTCTCGAGGTTGACCTCTAGGAGCTGTTCTGCTCATCACGCCAGGCCCTCTGTCTCTTAGCCTAACAGTGATTGTTTCTCTCTCGTAGTTTTCTGGAGGATACTCTTCGGTGTAAATGAGCAGCCTGTCTCTAGCCTTGCCTTCAGCAAGCTGGTATACCTCGAGCGCCTCACCTACGAGATTGTAGAACCCGTCAATGTCAACTGCAGGGCTTGGACTTCTGAGCCTATTGGATGGTTTCCTTAGCTCATCAGCAAGCTGAACCTTGATGCGTGCGAGTTCTTCTTTAACTAAAGTTGACATGCTCTACCCTTTTAGTCCCAACTTCTGCTAGTACGATAAACGATCTGTCGGTTCTTTTCGTAGTAGAGTCGTGGGTCCCTGAGAGCCTTCACCCCACGTCGACCAATCACTTTTTGCACTACGGTGTTAGCAGCTGGTGCAGCATTTGGTCGCTGAGTCCAGCCTCTTCCGACTTGTGGTCTGTCAGGGTCGTAAAGGCCTTTGATAGTAACAACTGGTCGGACACCTGTACCGCCAGTTTGGAGTACTTCCTCCCATTTTTCGATGCAATCCTTGAATTTATCGTAGAGTGCTTCTTTCTCTCTAGGAGAGACTCCTGAGTAGCTAACTTCCATGTCAGCCAATCTTTTACTCTTGCCTTGACTGTCAAGCTGATTGGCGAAGACTAGATCGTATGCTACTTTGCAGATGACCCATCGCTTTTTCGCTAATGCGACCAAGGCAGCGTTTCCTACTGTACTAGGTACTAGCAGATCTGCCTCAATAGAATATTCATAGATAAGCATGGCAATTGCTATATCTGTAACATTCTCAGCATATGGGCCAAGGAGTACCTTAACCTGTGCTACAGTAGCGTAAGCAGGATTAATTTCTGTAGCAAAGGTTAGTACATACTCTTGTAGGACAGATTCATCAGTGGCAGTGATATCCTTTAATGAAACTATCACTACAGAGTTTTGCTCAAAGTTGGCATCGGGAGTAAGTACCAGCGTGTCACCGTTAACAGTACCAACATGACTAAAGTCATAATCGGGAGTTACAATTGAGTCATCCCCATTGATTGGTCCTACGGTGATATTTGACTGATACGTACTAATGTCTTTATTGAGCGTTATCGTAATAGCTCCAGGTACAGGACCGGAAGCTAGATCGATCGGCACCTGCGCAGAATACTGCGCAGGGTATGTTGACACAACCGACAAGCTTTCCAGTGCGTCTGGATAGTCTGTCAGTGGTGGTGCAATTTGTGGGTCCGAAACTTCATCCGGAACCTCATCTACGATTCCAGTTTGGAACGACCAACCGTAGATTATATCGATTGACTCGGAGCCGTCCGAGTTCTCTATCCCGTCGTCTAGGATAACATCGTAATCAGCTTGCTCTAGGAGTGGTAGTGACGGCGTAAACACTGCCGTCTGGTCACCGTTGGTATAGGTAACAGTACCCTCTACCACTTCATTGGAGGAAACTGTTTCGTTGTTTAGGGTTTTATAGGCTCTTAGAGCCACCACCATTGTGAAGGTGCTAGTATTGATCGGTTGATTGAAATCACACTCAATGGTGACTCCTTGAGCAATACCTGTAGAACCGTCATCGGGTCTCACGTCCACTATAGCGAAAGGTACAGTCGTAGTGGTCGTGGTAGTTGTTGTGCTAGTGGTGGTCGAGCTCATCCCGAATCCTCAGACTACGGAGTTGTAGTCGTTGTGGTTGTTGAAGTAGTTAGGTAAACTGCATCCCAACTTTCAAACAGCACCTGATTGCCTACCCTGGCATAGATGCCAGAAGTTGTCAGTCTGACCTCCCCATCTTTCATGTCGGAGACATCGGCAGGTGTGGTGCCGTCCAACTTAACCTGTCTTGGTCTCAGTCTAGGCATTAGCGTGTCTCCTTAATCATACATAATACGTGGGGTGCCAAATTGGTCTGCAACCTGGCGAGGTGTGTCTGCATAACCATCACTCTGCGTAGGCGCGGCGGCCGCTGCAGGATAGTATTTGACAACCATGTGCTCTCCAGATTCGGGCGCTGGTGTAGCTTCTTCGCCGGTAAGGGTAAAAACCCTTCCAACAACAGTGAAGTCTGTACCTGGTGTAAGGCGTAGGCCATTTATCCACACTTCTAATGTACCAGATACAAAGCTTTCAGCTACAGTAAAAGCGACCGTACTACCATCAAGGCTGCTAGACATGTCTACAGACTTGGGTAGAACTGTTCTGTTTAGTGCCATTTATGTTAACCCTCGCTGGTTACGCTAGCTGTATTTCAATCTGCTCTTCGTCTGACTCGGTCACAGCTGTAGCGCCTCCAACCTTATTCAGCTTCTGCTCGAGGGCTGTAAGAACTGTTGTGCGGGCTTTACCTTCCTTTTCGAGCTCAATAGCTCTACTCAGGAATTCGGCATCGAAGGTACCAGCGCGTAATTGATCTCTTACTCCGCGAACACCTTGGTCTAGTAAGTCTTCTGCACTAACCTTCTGAGCCTCGACCCTACTGTCCTCTTGACCCTTCTTGCCCTTTTCCTTAGGTTCGACTTTAGGCTCGGCTTTAGCATTAGGATCCTTGACCTTCATAATGTTGCCATGTTGTAGGCCAGCATTCAGGATCTGTAGGCTATACTTGCTAAGCTTTGTCTCATCGACTTCCACAGGACCAGGTTTCTGGAAGGTCAGATGCACTATTAGCTTCCTGCTCACAGGATCGACCAGTGACCAAAAAGCAGCTCTTGGTGTCAGTTTGATGAACATGATGCTCCTTTCTTACCATCTTCGAGCTTTGAGACGTTTTCGGAGCTTCTCTTGAAGCTCTTCTTCTCTCTCTAGCTCTCTGCGACGAATCGCTTGCCGTTTCTTGTTGTGCCTTTTTTGAGATGGTTTCATAAAGGCACGGCGTTCAAGCACATGCTTGATTGTTCCTTCTTTCTCCACAAGCTTTCTGAACTTCTTAACCGCGGCTTCGAAGGATTTGAATTCTCCAACATTCACACTAAGAGGTTTGAACTTTTCCAGGTAGCCGTTATCCAAATCCAAAGACATTAAACACCTCGATTCTATGCTGATGTAGTCGTAGTAGTCGTGGTTGATGTTGTAGTCGTGGTTGATGTTGTAGTCGCGTTAAAGATAGCTTGTGCCTCAGGGAGCATTACCGTGATCATATGGCGTTTAGACCAATCATCACTTGGTGTAGCTCCTAGAGCCTCTAAGCGAGCCATAAACCGCGCTTTACTCCAGTCAGTCTCACCAGTGAGACCGTCCATCGCTGAAAGCTGGTCGTGGAGATACTTCTTACTTCTATCTGCCATGTCACGATCTCCCGATTTATAGGCCAGCTGCTGCTGGGCCTAGTGTTAAAAGGGCCTTAACAAAAGCGGCTATGACGTCGATACCTATTACTGGAGCGAGAACACCTCCGAGTAAGGCCGCACCAATACATCCTACAAGGATATACTTATGCAGCGTCTTGAACTTCTTATCGTGGCAAGCTTTACAGGCTTCGCAGTCTTCAGCGTGCTCTTTCCAATCTTCTTTGCGAGAGTCATTAATCTCATCTATAGATGTCCTGACTCCATCGATGCATCCAGCTAGCTTATCGAACTTCGAGTCCAAGTATTTCTGGTGCTCGCCCACAAACGTCTCGAATGTATCCTTACTCAATGGCTCTGCCATTTTGATCTACCCGTTAGATACAACCCTGGCCTAGAGCGGCCAGGGTTGCTCTATACTAGGAAGTCAGCTTTAGCTGATCGGAGTAGTCGGGTCGATTTCGCCTACACTACCACTGATGTCAATAGTAGTTGAGGCGGGCAGTACCACGTGGTTCGGACGTACGTAGACGTTCTTAAGGGTACCGATTGCCTGGCCTTCGTTCAGGATCGCTACGGCATACCTTTCCCGAATCTTGATCTTGCGGATGTCGCGTGCAGGATCATCAAACTCTTCTGTCATGGGCTCTTCGTCCACGATCAGGGCACCGAGGTTGGCGCTATCGAAGATCATGATGTCCGTAAGCTTTGTGACCGGGTTGTAAGGCACAAAGGGGCTCACGATAATCCGGAAGGGGATTGGGAAGTAGGATGGCAGCACAGGAGCAGAATTGATATTCTGGCTATATGCGGTCAGCGGATCTGAGTCTGGATCGATGTTCTGACCCGGGCTGTATCCGAGACCACCCTGAGCTGAGTTATCCCATGGTGCGCGACCGGCTGGATTTCCCTTCCACGAAGCGAAGAAGGTTCCACCACCGGCAGCAAGAGCGAAAGCACGCAGGATGGGATCCTTAACCCACATGATCCATGTTAATGGATGCATTAAGAGGGTGTCAGGCATCCAGCCTTGTGCAATAATCTGTCCGAACGCGTCGAAAATGTCGTCCATAACAACGGAACCGTTGGCAGAGCCGTCGAGTCCGCGGCCATGGGTCACGCCGAACAGCGAGTTGGCGGGGGTCACATTATCAAAGCAAACTACACCCATTGAATTGATGTAGTTGAAGATCTTTTGCTCTTTGTGACGAGCAAGAGCGCGACCTGCAGCACGTAAGTGCATGCCGATGACGTCGTACTGTGAGTACTTGATCATCTCGTCAGTAACCTTCACGGCCACACCGGACTTTCCGATGGTCGCCGTAACGGTTGCTCCACCCATTTGGAGCTGACGCTCTGGATATTCCTGACCTTCAGCGATATCCGCGGCAACGAGGGCACCGACAGCCGGGAACGTAATCGTCTGACCGGCATGATACTCAATCCTTTGCAGGAGAGAAGTACCCACTAACAGAGGTTCGGCAGCCTCTTTGACTATATTGGATACCACCTTGGGGAGGAACATAGCGGCGTTGGGAACACTGATGGCGTCTTTCATTTCCACCCTTTGGTCGCCCTCAACCGGCATACCATTGTTCCGCCAGACGAATTCGTAGGTGGTTAGATCGTTGAATTCCATTTTAAAGGGATCCTCCTCAGTCCTTATCGGTTGATCAGGTTGATACGAACGACGCCCTTGGCAGCTGTTCCACCAGCATAGCTGATGTTATCCGGCAAACCATCGTTTGCTGAACCAGGCATCTGATCCAGTTCGCCCAGTCCTTCATAGGCTGTGCGCACGCGATCCAGGTAATCCTTTGGATAACCTGTGTCAATTGCCCAAACCTGGCCAATGATATCATTGAAGCCTTCTGTTCCAGCCCATTCGACCATGTCGGAGCTAGCGTCAAAGGTCAAGAAATCTCCAGGCAGTAAGGCAAGACCGGAGTCGTAAACACATGAGAGCTGTGGGAACTTGATTAAGCTCTTGTCGTCGATTCGTGGCAGCTCGATGTAGTAGTCACAAAGGACTGCAACTTGGTGCTGCCTGTTATAGTTGTGATGTGTATAATCCGCAGGATTAAATCCATCACCACCAGCCCAACGGAAGTAATTGTAAGGTGCTATTCCGATGGGGTCACTGATAAAAACGACCTGTGTGAGGTCGCCGTCAGCGTCGTCTTCATCTGCTGTTACCATGTCAATAACACGTTTTGTCACGGCACCTGTAAAAACTGCAGTGAAGAAGTTCTCCACAACGTAGTCCCCAGACTCAACATCGTTTCCGGTGTGTGTCTGTACTGGAACACCACTCGCTACTGGGTCCACGTCGGTGGAGTCGTAAACTCCAGCACCGGCAGTCATACCAGTAAGAGCATCAACAGCAGCGCGAGCAGCTGTCCTATTTGCTCCCTGGAGTCCACCATTGCCATCCCAGGCGGTCTTGTAAGCAGCGGCTTGCAGTGCTAGGCCAGCAGGGACCACATTGCCATCACTGTCGAGGGCAACTACCTTACCAGCTGAGACTACGTAGTAGTCTTCTGAGTACTTGTCGAAGCGGACAAGCTTCAGGTAATCAGCTGGGTGGAGTTCTTCCGCGGGACGAATACCTTCGGAAATCTCGATATTAGGAGTCAGGTTGCCCACGTGATCCCACGTTTTGTGGTTAGCGGCATAAGGTTGGTACATTACTTGTTATCCTCCTCGTGATTGTCTTCGAACTCGAGGTGTTCGCCGAATTTATCTTTCATGGCCTTGAGCCATTCACGGGCCACCTTCGGGCCGGAGCGCTTATGCAACTTGTTGAAGGTTGCCATTATGCTTTCCTTGGAAGGTAATTGCCCCTGAGATTTGGCGTCCCCGCCGTCCGTTTGAACGGTTGGATCTTTTACAGTCCCTTCGGGTTCACTTGCCATACCGTCGTTAAGTCTTTCCGCTGCCTTGTCAACGTCGAAGGCATCTTCCAGCTTACTAACGGAATCTCTCATCTCAGCGAGGCTATGAGTAGTAAACTCATCCCGAGCAGCGTCCACATCCTCAATGGATTCGCCACTTAGGATGCGTAGCTCAATAGCACGGTCGGCGAGACGATTACTCAACTCAGTTGTAAGTTGAATGTTTTCTTCGCTGAGGATGCGGTAATCATCCTCAAGCACCACTAGTTGATCCTTCTGGACTTCAAGCTTTGCGTCTTTGGCTTCTGCGTCAGCAGTAACCTCTGTGCAAGCTGGGCATCCTTCTACAATAGTAACCTCACCATCCTTAACTGTCACAGTGAAGGTGCCTTCATCGAAACAGTCTTTGAACAGGAGATTCAGTTCTTGTAGTTCAAGGTCCTTCCCACCCTTACAGGCAGGCAGGCTACTCCAGTGTTTGCAAACACAAGCCTTGATTCCACCAGGATTTGGAGCATGCCTTGCGTATGACAACGCAGAGATTGCACGCTTCTTTGTGTTGACCGGGTAGCTGCCCTTGGGGGCTCCACCCGCAGGACCACAGAAAGGACCTGTCTTGTATTTTCCTACGTTTGACCCGCCGGGCTTGTCTTGGGGACGCTTCTTGGCGGCATCTTCATCATCTAACAGGTCTTCAGTGTCGTCTGTTGCCTCAAGCAACTCATCGTCATCGGGAAGCAATTCAGCATGCAGGTCAATCAGGTCATTGATTCTTTCCATCGGAAACGCAAACTCTTGGCTGTCTTCCGTGGTGTCATCTTCTTGACCATCCTTGCATTCGTCCTTGTCTTTCCCATCCTCTTCGGAGCACTTCATAGACTTCTTTCTCCGATCGAGGACTTCGACGATGGCATCTTTTATCCCAGGACTGTCATATCCTTCCAGCACGGTTAGAGCAGCATCGATGTGCTCACAGTCATGCATTGGAAAGGACTTAGTCGTGGGATGTGCGAAGTCGGAAGCCTTAAGCAGGTTAAGAGTTTCCTCGTTGAGGTGGTTATCCTCAGAGAGGTGCTCTTTAACCTTCTCATATGACTTCTCGGGATCGAGGATGTCTTTGAGGTCGAGCAGTTCTTGATCAGCGTCTTGGGTGTCCTCGTCGCTATCTCCATCCTGCCCATCAGCATCCTGAGTTTCATCGTCGTCTTGGTCGGCGTCTTTAGTATCGCCCTCCGGGTCGTCGGCATCTTGCACGTCACCCTCATCACTATCGTCGCTGTCAGCGCCTTTAGTGTCGTCATCAGCATCGGCGTCCTTGGTGTCGCCTTCGCTATCGACAGGTTCGGTGGGCTCTGCATCAGCAGCTTGTGCGTCAGCTTCAGCGTCGGCCTTGACCTGTAGTTCAACTTCATTGTCTTCCAATTCGACTTCGATCTCAGTAGCCTTGTCCCTCAGCTTCTGGCTCAATTCGACTTTAGCATCGAAATACTCTGCTTCTTCTTTATCGCAGCAGTTTATGCTCAGAAGTGAGTGAGCCAGTTTCAGAGTCTCCTCGTCTTTTACCAGCTCTTCAGGCAGGTCCTTGGAGGTATCTTCGAGTACAGTCATAATGAGATCCAGAACTTCTTGCTCTCTGGTTTTTTCACTCATCGAATCTATAACCTCCTCTAGGGGTCCTTCAGCATCTTTGAGACTGATTTCTGCCTCACTTGCCATGTCCAAAATACACGCAGGACCTTTACAAAAAAGTCTTACGTCTACATTGCGAGGCTCGAAGTCAGAATCAGTCGCCATATGGAGAGGTGTTCCTTCCAGTATCTCGACGTTTTTAGCCTCCCTGTCGGCAGGCTTGTTGACATATGAAACCTCACTGTAGAGATGTTTGCCGGGAATCAGGACACACTCTTGGTCTTCATAGGTATTCCCGGGTTCATGTTCACACCACCCATCTGCGACCCAGTTTTGCATGCAGACACCACAGTAAGCAGCATCTGAGCTGTGTGCAGTTGACACCGTTAGATAACGGTTGTCTAGGACCTTCTGGATAGCATCGGGATCGGTTATCTCAGCTAACAGCTCAATATAACCAAGACCCTGATAGTCTTCCCTGTCCTGCCAGTTCTTTAGAAAGTACTGAACAGACTTCTGAAGGTCTTTGTCTTTCATTCCACCTACGTGGAGTTTTTGCATCCACAGATCGTTTTGTGGGTACAGATGAGTTAGGTCCACGTAACGTGCGCTCTGTACACGTCCGATAGGATCTTTGAAGTCGTCGTGGTGTGTAAGCACAGGCTTTTTATATGGAAGCACAAAAGTAGATGCACCATCGCGCATCCGCTCCGGCAGATAAAAGCCCTTATTGCCAGTTCTCAACCCAGCGTGTGTAGCAGCTATCTTTACGAGTAACGAAGCGTTAGACGTACTAATAGCGTCTGAGTCTTTGAACCGGTCAAGGTGTTTTGTAGCCACGACAGCTCCCCTAACGGTATCCGTGAAGAGAGCATAGCGGTCCTTGCTCATCGAGATGTCCTCGCAATTGTTAATAGTCACTTGTATAGTAAAGGTGACAAACGAAATAATGTTACGTGATTGCGTTTTTTCATACAACCACTGTCATTGGCGGCGGATCAGTGGCGTGCATTTTACATAGTTCTTGTGCCAAGCCATTGATCTCCTTCGCAGATAACTTAGGGTATTTCTTACGTAAATCCTTCTTTGCAGCATCCAAACACTTAGAATTCATCTTTTTCCCAGCACTTGCATCTTTTTTAGTGCCTGGTTCTAACGCTGCACGACAAATCCTGATCGCACTTGTTTTAATGCGTTCACTAGACCACGTAGGATGACGCTTTCTAAGGTCTGGCTTAACAGACATAACACAGCGCTCCTCTTTAGCTGTGAGATCTTCCTCTTCACCATCCATAAAGTCCAACATTTGTTTTTGTGTTGGCTCTGGATAGAGTGATAGTTTACACCCACAGTTGTCATGCCATGGTGGTAGATCTGATGCAGTGAGATGTTCTAAGTTAAAACGCTTACCGTGGAACTCGTCGCAGGTAACACATTCCACGTCTTCCTCTTCCGGACTACGGAAAGTGTATGCGTAGTCGTAGCCCATTAACAGATAGCCAATAGCTTGACCATACACTCGTGCTTGACGCTTAACAGTTCTGTCAAGGAAGTCAGCTCTGAACGCAAAGCTGTCAAGAGCTGAGCGGATATACGTCTTGTCACGTCCTTCGAGTGCAAGGGTTTCTATTGTGTCAAGTACTCTGTCAGTGAGCCAGCTAATCCTGCGGGAAGCATATTCCTGTAGTTCCTTAATGCGTACTCGAGCAATGGGGTGAGTGGCATGCCTACTGGCTTCCACATCACGCAGGCCGCGATAAAAGTAACCCCTGGTATGCTCGAGATACTTTTGGGTGATGATCTCATCAACAAAACGGCCCATAGTTTTGCGCCAGCCGTGGTCATGTAGATCAATCGTGTCCAAAAGGTCACGGAAAAGTAACAGGAACACAGCATCTTTGAATGCATCAAAGAGCTTCATGAATTTACTTGGGGATTCACTGGACTTTCTTTTAGTCGGTCCAGGATTGGTGCCATGTTGGTTGGTAGGTTGAGTTTTGTTGCCAGCAGACTTACCTCCTCGTGATTTACCCTTCGAAGGAGCTTTAGTCTTTTCTGCAACCTTCTTACTTCCAGCAACTGCGGGACTGCTAGGCGAACTCGGGTTAGTCTTGGTCTTCATAGCTGCCTTTGAAGCAGCAGTATAAGGCTCATCAATAGCCTGGATGATTAGACGCGGTTTCTCAATTCTTTCCCAATACATTTCCGCTTCTTCATCCGCTTCAATAGGCTCCTCTCCAACCTCCTTTCTCGCTTTAGTTAAGCCAATGACATGACCCTGATAGAGATTCACAGCATTAGCATCCCGCTTAATCTTGGCTTCAAGATCTATCTCATTGAACTGGAGATGAACTGAGTTATCATCGTCCAGTACATCAACATTGAAGGTACTCTCTAAGAGTAGTTCTCCTATAACAAAGAAATCGACGAAGAGTTCCATTACTTGCTGGAAGTCTTTTACACAGTCGATTAGGGCCTGAGAGAGAGCATCGGCCGTATTCCTATTGGCGGATGAGCCCTCGCCATAATCAATGGCACTCATTGAAAGTCCGGCCCAAACACGCTTCTTGAAGTGCTCTAGGAATGGATCTGCCCTAAGGGCTTTGCCCTGTGCACCTAGAGCTTTGATCTCATGACGTTCAGGTGTAACGATACTACCTTCAGCAGGCATATCTTCTACCTGAGCACGGATAAGATCAACCTCAGTGGCACCGTCTTCGTACACTCTAGCTGGTGCGTTTTCTGTACCTACTATATAATGGTAAAGTGGGAATAGGTGTTGGTAGACAAGAAGCTCGACGTCTTCTTCCATTCTACGTAGAACACGGACGTCGTCTAGAACGGGAACAGAGTCAGGTGTGCCAACAGCAAAGCCACCTTTGCGATCATGGTAGATGTGGATAACATCGGCCGGATCCCATTCTGGCCACTTGCCGGTCTTAGGAGACACCAGCGGTCTGAGTATCTTCTGTTGGTATTTGATTACGTGACCTTGCATGTCACGCTTGAAGTACATAGTCTCCGGTGGTACTCGAAAATATCCAGCCACGGGTTGTAAGGTTTTTCCTGGTATTTTTCTTACAGCTCCACCGGAGGCCTTTTTGTCACGAACCTTTATAATAAAGGCATTAGAGAACTTGATCAGGTCAGAAGAGATTTCCCTAAGTAGTAACTTAAAGGGGAAATTGGTTGCTCGCTCTATTTGAGCAATACGCCTCTTTATGTACCTGATTGTATTCTTATTTTTTCCTACCCATCGATAGCCTTCTTTCATCAGAAGCCCAGTCTTCTTTTTGAAAGCTCTGGCGAGATAGGAATCGGTATCAGCAGCCCTGCTGATCTCGGCTAGGTCATATTCGCCTGGTTGGAATGCGTCACGGCTCCAATAGTTCCTGTATCCAAGTACTGGACTTTTAACGTTAGGTGGAACTTTCTTGACACGAACCATTCTGCTCACATCCCGTGTAGCCGGGAAGCGCATTGGATTGCCATATGCATCATATATAATGATAGGGCTAGGTACTCTTACTGGGAGATTTGTTTTATCCATTCTTCTACCTTCCTCAAGTCTGCCTCATCAGTTCGGTTTAGACAGTTTGGAATAGAAATGGTAACGCCTGTACCTGCTTGTGCTGCAGCAGTTGCACTTTCTGGTAATGTAATCGCAGCGATCTGGGTATCGCCAGTACCAGGTGGTAAGATGGTTACATCGCCATCATCACCTACAATAATAGCGGCACCAGATTCAGGTGCGTAGTAATTCTGTAAGAAGTTAATCATATCAGGCTCTGTAAGATCTCTATCGGAACCACAGTCAAAGCCATCTTCTGCCATTTTGATTAATGCTTTAACAAAACCAATTAAACGTGCAAGGCGCGAAATTGTCATCGTAAGTGATACGGCATTCGTGAAGCCGGATCCACTACCAAACAAGAAAGCTCTTAGGTCGTCTTGTATTGACTGTAGCCAACTGTTCATGCGATCACGACCAGCTATAAGATAGCTACCTACTTGACCTAATCCGCTTTCAAGGGTATTAGCTGCATCGAGCAGCCAGTCTGCTGTGGTAGCTCTAGAGCGTTCTCTTGCTTCTCTTTCCTTAATATAGGCTTCTCTCTCTTGTCTTGCTATTTCTTCAGGTGATCCGGGTTCTCCTCCTGTCTCAGCGGCGATTGTTTCTGCGTCTTCAACTGTGATAGGAGTAGTTCTGCCTACTGGTCCTTCACCTGTTTGTTCGCCGTATTTGTATTTCTCGAGATCATCTCTTGCTGATGTAGTCTGGTAGTACTCTTTGCTTTGATCCCAAGACGTAGCTTTGAGAGCAGTAAAACTAAGCTGATTGTTAATTGCAGCATTAATGCTTACAGTAGCATCATCAAACCTGCCACCTATCTCGCCCTGGAGCTCTCTTTCTTCAAGTGTCTTTTGTTCTGCTTGTCTTTCGTCGAGCCATTTAGAATCTTGCTCAAACTGTGGTATCTTTGACATCTGAAAGAGTAAGCTCGAGATGATACAATCGATTGGAGCCATGATCATATCTATATATTGCTGTATTACACTTTCGAGGCCGGAGAGAAATGGCCCCATCATCATGCCTATAAGACTCCATAAAGCACCATTGATATCTATTGAAAATGATTCTAGCAATGACTTCCATAACCATAATAGCATAGATAAGATAGCTACTAGATCTGGTATACACTGAAAAGAGAAGAAATCCATTAGATCGCATATGTCAGAGTAAAAATCATCGCTGTTTAGGAGCTCCCAGATGTTTTTAAGCGTATTAAATCGATCTAAAAGGTCATTTTCAAAGTCATCCAGGAGGTCTTCCAGAGGTGCTAAAAGATCAACATCTAGTGTACGATCTAAACACGGGATACATTCATCTATTATAGATTGCTTGCCATCACCGTCGCTTTTGCTTTTCTTTCTTGATAGTGCAGATGATATTTCTTTATCTACGGAAGAGGTTTCGCTACTAGCAAGCGCTTCACCTTCTGCAGTGTAGCTACTTAGAGCATCTCGCTGAGATTCAGCGGTAGTCTTAGCAACTACAAGAGACCGTGTGAGCATAGCAAGAGCTATTGTTTCCTTGGGATTGGAATCAGCTAGCATCTTACGCTCGAAACAGCCTGCAGCCTGAGCGGCTTGACCTCTTAGGGTCTGTTCGTAGATGGTATCTCTAGCCATTATAGAACCTTAAATGGTTTAAGAACTATACTAGCACTGATGCGTGCGGGTAGTCCAGTTTGTGGATCAGTTCCTATCTTAGCAACGGTAAGCGCTTGATTGACCGCCGACCTCTGTAAAGGCGGCGGTGTAATTTGTGGGCTACTATATAAGCCAGCACCTATATAGTTATGAGTGTGCAGATCAACTATCCCCATAGCAGTAGCACAGTCTTCAATGCCCCTAAAGTCCGCAGCTATGTGCGGAAACAGGAGATCATAAAGCTTCTTCACATTTTGTTGTATAAATGTGTTTGTACTGAAGCCTTTAATTTTATCAAGAAACTCTAAGGGCATCTAGTTGACCTCCTTCCGCAACTAGCTCTCTTGAGAGCTCAGCTTCAAGCTCGAGGATCTTTCTGTAGTCATCATAGGAGATGTCGTCTTTCTGTCCTTCGAATAATGCTTCAATAGCAGCGGCGCAATCGTACTCTGTGGTTGGATCTACACGATAAACGAGCGTTTTACACCTTTTCTGGATTTCATCAAGTAGCTTGTTGACCTCATCAATAAAGTTGTCATATTGCTCAATAAGCTCTTGGGTTCTTTCAGATGGTGTTTTAGCTTCTTTATTAACTACATCGTCTGGGATGAGCATACTGAGCTTAGTAACCTGGCGCTGGACATCGATATCCACCTTACGCTCAAGCGTTTCTCTATCTTTCTTAGATAACTTGTCAGTAGACTCTGGTTTGTCTGCCATTAGGTAGCCTTCCTGGTTCCGTGTACGGAGATCCTCATCTTGTCAAATATAGCAGGTGGAGTCCCTTGAGGGATGATTATCTCAATCCATACAGGGTAGTAAGCTGTAGTGATGATGTCAGCATGAGTGACAACATTTCCATTAGGAAGCACATCAAACTCAGTCTCGAGTGGCTCAGAGTCCTGAGCTATCATTTTTGCTGTCCAAGAAGATGGAATGTTGATAAACTTCAATGTAATGTCTTCCATGTCTGCGTCCGTCTCATCGTTACGTACGAAGATTTTCTTAGTGATTCTAGAGTCTTGTCGACGCAGGCTACTAGCGGTAAGAGCTAGCGGACGTAACATTGTGCCCATGCTAAGTTCAGCATAATCGTCTACCAGGTTGTCGTACTCATAAAGTTTAAGCATTTTAGAACTTTCCTCGTTTCGGTCTAAGGCGCTTGGAATATGTCTTACCTCGTGGCTTGCTTGGTGGAGGGCCATCTCTCATGAAACCCGGCCAAGCCCACAGGTTTCTATTATCCTTTACTTTGCCAACTACTCGTCTAGAGCTAGTAACCCCAACAGTTGTTACCATCTCAGACCTGTCTTCTGGCATGAGCTTATTTTTTGGATGATTCTCCTTCTGTTCATGCGGGTTGACTACAACAAGCTCACCTGGTAATGGTCTTTCTTTCTTAGGCCCCCTAAGATTGCTAGCAAAGGCAATCTTGGTAATGAACTCTGCTTTTACCAGACTAGAAAACTCAAGATGGAAGCCCAAGAACGCTAGCATCATTGCATCTAGTCTATGATCACCAATTCTGTCTTCACGAGGACCGAATACTGGTTTACCAGTGGGAGTTCTCCTCT